TCACTTGAATTTATAATGGAAATCGACTGTTCCATCCTCGTATATTACAAGTTTATCAATAAGCGCTGAAAATGCTTCGAATAAATCCTGATCAGTTCTTTCCAGCTGCGCGAATGCATTCTTTATATTTGATATGTCGATTGTTTCTTCTTCCTCACGCTCAAGCATGAACAGCTTATCGTTCAGTTTTTCAATTTGTTCTTCAAGCTCTTTTCGCTTCGCCTGGAATTCCACCTTAGTGATCAACTGATCTTCCAAGTACAATTCGATTAGACGTTTTTTCTTGTTTTCTGCGTTTTCAATTTCTGTTTTCGTTCGCTTGATCCGGTTTTTCTTCTGCTCTTCAAAATCAGACTTTACATCCAGTTTTAACTTCTTGCCCTTTTGTTTCAGTGTTTTAATAACAAAAGCCCTCAAGTCCTTATATTGCATCGGAGCATGGTTTACACAAAGAGCAGTTCCACCTCGTCTGTAGGCGCTACACTTTAAATAATTAAACTCTTTCTTCTCGCGCTTCTGATTGTATTTGTACGACGGCAGCACAACCATATTGCAACCGCACACACCACATTTCATCATTCCTCGTAGCTCATTCCGAGGGTTAAAACGCTTTTTACGCATCTTGTGTTCTTTGTTATTAGCTTTCTCATACTCTTCTTCTGATATGATCTTAGGACACCAGTCCTTGTAAACAGTCCATTTTTCTTTTGGATTGCGGATAAATTTTTTCCGTCCGCCTATTTTGACTTGAGTATGTCTATTGGCAATAAACACGCCACAATAAATAGGATTCTTTAAAATCGTTTGTACTGTGGACAGCTGCCAAAACTCAGTCTTTTGAGGCTTTACAATGTTTCCAAGTGCCAATTCTTCGTTAAGCTTGAGAACGATCCTTTTATGTCCATATCCATGATTATTATGAAGATCGAAAATAAAACGTACGACTTTTGCTTCTTCTTCATTGATAGCTAGGAATTTACCTTCTTTCTTAAATCCAAAAGGTACACGGCCGGAATGTTCTCCACGGCGGGCTTTTGCTGCTAGTGCCCCGCTGGCTGCCACTGAAATTGTTTGAGGGTATTGGGCTGCAAACATTGAAAACATTTCAAATTTCATTGAGTTTTTGCCTTCATAGAGGCTATCGTAGCCCTCTTCGAGCGTCACAACTCTTACACCATGGGCCAATAAAACCTCGCGAATTTCAAGTGCATCTTTAAGATCACGTGCAAGCCGGCTGATTGATTTAAAAACAACCATCTTCAGCTTTCTTTTTTGCGCCTTATCTAAAATAAGTTGCATTGCTTTTCGATCAAGCAGCACTGTTCCGCTTATCCCATCATCTAATTGGATTGCTTCATCTTTCCATTCGTAATTATTTTTCTCAATCCAATGATGACAAATATCAATTTGGTTGGCTATTGATGTCACCTGTTCATCTTTTTCTGAGGAAACCCGTGCGTAAACTGCATAAGGGTAATCTTCATATTTGATGATCTCCTGTGTTTCTGTCTCTTTGAAGAACACTAAACCACCCCATCATTTTGCATTTGGTACATTTTAGTGTGATTATAGCATAATGATTACGAACCTCCTATACTTTTCCGGTTGATTTTCGAACATTTGTTCCTATATAATTTGTTCAAGGAGTTGATCAGAATGAACGAGGGTATTTATGATAAAAGATGGGAACAAAAATTTATTTTGCCTGAGCAAAGGGCCGCCCTATTAAATAGGAAGAAACACGTCCAAAAAATTGAAAAACCCATCTTAGATGAATACCAATTGGAAGAAATGGCCCGTGTTATTTGCGAGGCGATGGAATTCAACTCGACTCTGATTATAAGTGTGTACAAGGACGGTTTTATCGAAGAAGTCACAGGACATGTTCATTACATAGATGAAGTAAAACAGAGGATGCACGTAAAGGATATAAAAGGCGATACAAATTTTATTGCATGTATTTCTGTTGTTTCTGTAAATATAAAAGAATAGAAACCTGTTTATACATGATTAAAGCCATCTCAACGAGATAGGCTTTTTTATGTGCACAATCTAGTAAAAACTGAATATTTTTCATCCCTTCATAAAAATCCCATGGTATAATTATCCTTGTGAAAAGGGGGATTATAATGAAAGAAATACTATATTTAGATACAGAGCTAGTAAACTCAATTTTAGCGCAACTTGATCAAGGAATAGTAACTGATTATTCTTACCATGATGATACTCAAAAAACTCTTTCGTCAGGAACGAGAGATTCATCTGGTAAAAATGCAAGTTTAGGGTTTAGTTTTAGTGGAGGCACTGGATGGCTTCCTGGTGTGAATATAGGTCTGAACGGTAATATGGGTGGCAAATCCGATGCAATGTTTTTAGACTCCGAATCTTTATTGGAAGGACATAAAGACATTCTTAATAAGTCGTTTCACGATTATTCTTTAGTCTTGCTTTTAGAAAAACTTAAAGCTGAAAAATTACTAGTGAGTAACCAAGAGGATCTAAATGAAGGTGATCTCTATTTTGGTGAGGGACCTTTTAAATTTTATGATTTTGAATTATTAAGTAATGCATTAAATCCGAATGCATTAGAAACTTTTATGCTGTATGAGGAAGATCAATCAATAGAGAGTATTGAGGAAGCAGAAAAAATCATTAAAAAATCCAAAGGTACAAAACAAGACCCAGATATAATACAAGAAGCACGAAAACTTGTTGAAAAGAGGAAAGAACTAAGCTCTATAATAACATTGTACAAAACTCTTGACATTCTTAGCTCGTACGCATCTAAAATCCTAGGCGGTCATTCAATAATTAAATCACAAACAAACATTGGTCTTGTAAAAAAAGAATACCTTCGCGAATCTCCTGAATCGTTATCATTCAGAGGGAATAATGGTAAAAATGTGAAGTTCTTAGCAAGAATAATAAGCAAAAAGGATGTAGTTTATGATGGTAATTTAAGTGGACTTCCACCAATATCTCCAGATAAATTAAACGAGGTTCCGAATTTTATGCTTGATATTTTATTAGGTAGCTTTAATATAATTGAATCAGGTGATTTGTTAGTTACACCAATAGCTATTTATTTCGAATAACCTTAAATAGATCATCTCTTTTTTTCTTAGCTAAATCAAATTCCTTTGACTTAGCATTTAGTGAAGATCGAATATTGCGGGAAAATTCCTTAATTTCCTTCTTGTTTTCTTTATGCTCAGAATCCAACATTTTTAATTCATTAGAGATATGTTTATATAAAGAAGATATTTTTTTATACAAAATAAACACCTCCACTTATTATGAATATCATATCATATCACTCCTCATTTTATTCATATAAAAGTGAATTGTGAAAAAGCTCCCTATAAAAGGAGCTTTTTCTTATTTTAATAATGCTTCCAGTTTTGCTTTTGTCTTAGGCCCATAAACGCCATCAGCAGTCAGACCATTTACTGACTGGAACCGTCTTACTGCATCAGCTGTTTTCGGTCCATAATAGCTATCGATCCCGAAGTTTTTTGCATTCTTATCTGGATAGAAATGCAATGCCGCCAGCGCTGTTTGAATCTGTTCAACAGCAGCATTGTGCATCAATGGACTTTTCACTTTGAAAGTGCCTGAAGGCAGTTTGAAGGATGATTTCTTGCTACTTGGTTTAGGGCTGGAAGAACTTGAGCCTTTAAGTTTCAACTTTTGTCCAACTTTGATTTTATTCGGGTCCTTAATACCGTTCCAGCTCTGAAGTTTTGCCACGCTTACCCCTTCAGCCTTTGCAATTCCGGAAAGAGTATCTCCTTTTTTTACTGTATAAGTTGATTCTCCGCCGGAAGATTTTGTTTTTGAAGAAGAAGATTCACCACCGCCTAATGACTTTAATTCAGCAGCGATAGCAGCCTTCACCTCGTACCATCTGCCTTCATCTAAAATGCGATGCGGGCAATACTTTCCGCTCCAATCTTGATGCTTACGCACTCGATCAATACCCCATCCACGTTCTTTAAGCAGCTGAGCAACAAACTTGATAGCCAACTTTTCAGCAGCCCTGTATTTAGGCCCTCCTGACTTGCTGTAGCAGATTTCAACACCGATAGACTTCCGGTTCCCCGTGCCGTTTTTGCCGTCTCCCGTGTGCCATGCATTGCGGTCTGTTGGGATGCCCTGCCTTACCTCTTTGTCATCAACAGCAAAGTGGAAACTCGTTGAACTTGTGTTTCCGATCATATAGCTGACCTCATTAGCAGCAGATGCATCATTGTAAGTGTTATGAATGGTGATGTATTCCGGGGTCATCGGATTAGGGCATTTTAAAGCGTATTTTGCTTCCGATACAAGGTTCTTTTTCACTGCGATTGTCATAAATGATCTCTCCTATTCTGTTTTTGAATTAGAAAGAGCCGCCAGCTGGCAGCTCACTTGGTTAGATTGTGATTTTTCAGGACAGCTTTTTGCTGATGGCCTTTTGCAGTCACATAGTTGTTTTTGAACCATGCTGTAAATGTCGTGCCAATAGTAAAGGCTATAGAGCCCGCAGTGTACAGCGCATCCGCAAGCTGATTCACCTGATCCTCCGTAATATCCAAAGGTGATTTGCCAAGCATCAGCATTGTTTGGTTGATAAGTGCAATCAAAAGAAGCACCGTCCGAATGACCGTGCCTCTGTCAAAGTTTTTCATATTGTGTTTTCCTCCTTATTTTTGCAAAACAGTATAAAAAATAGCGATTGCGCCGCCAATAACGCCAGTGCATATCGCTGTAATGATAGCGCCAGTTATTGTGCGTTTGATCCAAGTTGTATTCTCTTCGATCTTGTTGAGTTTTTCGTTTAATGTCATGATTTGCTGGTCTTGTCTATCAGAAACGCGTTCAAGAACATTTACACGCTGTTCGATCGTTTTCTGGCCTGCCTTCATTTCCATTATTTCTTTTTGTAATGCATGCACATCTGGTACCTCCGTCACTTCTGACATTAGTACGCCCCCCTTATATCTATTTCACGTTTTTCACCTCCTTAGAGGCAAAATAAAAAAGCCTTATTGACTGGCTCCTATCGTTTCCTCGTATGGTTGACCTGTTACTTCTTGGTATTGGTCATGTGTAATGTATTGTGCCTGAACACCTTCTTTCAAGTCATCAACGGAACAATCGTTAAATGCCATAGCCTGCTTTACCATGGCTGTAGTGGCCCATTTGTAGAACAACGCAAATACCCAGAAATTAAGATTCACTTGTCATTCCTCCCTTTAAACTCAGTACGTCTAATTTTAAAACAGCCATTTGTTCTCCCAGAGATTGATTCAAAGCCTCTGCTTCTTTCCTTGCCAGCACTTCCGCAGTCAATTGTACGCCTAAAGCATTTTGAGCAAGCTCAGCCTGTTTTCTTGCCAGTTTTTCGTCTGCCAGCTGCTGCCCAAGTGTTGCAAGCTGTTCTGCTATAGGATTGGTTTCAGGAATACTGCCTTGTTTCAGCTGCTCTTTGTATTCTTCATCAGCAGTTTCAACCCATGTTTGTTTTTCCTCATCGAATAAAGGCCGCCACATACCCTCTCCATTTATTTCTGGAGGAATATCAGTAGCATTCGCCGGGATAATATATCTTCCTGACTCTCTATCGGGATGTAACTCAACCGGCCTTCCTAAATAGATCTTATCCTCACCATATGGGTATATTAATTTCATACTTCTCCCTCCTTTCTTTAAGTTAGAGGCACATCTAAGTCAATATAATATCCATTCACTTTAGACTCAGTATTAGCCATTACCCCTGTTAGTTTCATATCACCAGATGCATATATAATAATCTTGCTGTAACCAGTGGTTCCGCTAGTTGCAACCAGTTTGACTATCCCTTTGCTTGGAGCGCTAGAAGACGGGATGCTAGCAAATACAATCTCTCTATCAGTAAGAACATGACCATTAAGATGCAATGTATTTCCGACTTTACGGTATTGTAAAGGTCTATCACCTGTAGTTGCCCCGTTTTTGTATGGAACATTTAGCCACGGCGTCTCTATAAAGTCTAGGTCTGTAATAACCTCTCGCCACCCAGTGAATTCTCCCTCTTTATGCTTTGTTCCAATCCATGTACGGTTATCATAGGATCTTGTTGCTACAATTTTTTTTAACCCTTGAGGAGGAGCAAGGTCAGCCGGAACATCTGTAATATCATAATAGTACCAGGCAGCATCATCATCCCCCGGATGATTCAGAACACCTGCCCCAAAATAAAAGCCAGTCGGATAATCAAAAAGGTTTTGTCCTTTAGTTATCTTTATTCTCTGACCGGTTTGGGTTGTCAGGGGATAGAGTTGTCCATTATTCCATTTGTTCTTATCTTCTTTCGTTACATGAATGTCTGTTTTATTTTCATGAGTATTGACCTTTGCTTGGGCTCCTGCTGAGTATTCGATTTCCATCCAAGGCGTCCAGTTATCTGATCCACTCACCTTATTTCTTATGAATTTCCGCCGATTATCAGGTATAGAGGTTGTTGCACTGGTATATGCTGTGAATTCCTGATATGGATAGGTGCCGTAATTGTAAACCAATAAATAACCATTGCTATTCACAGGGGCATTCAATGCAGTTGAAGCTGAAGTCATATAATAAAACCCTGTTTCAATAACAGTATTGAAATCCACGCCTGACAAGTATTTCATCAAACCATTGTCTTGTGTTAATTTTGATAACTGAGCCGCATTCCACTTGGTCCGCTCTGCATCAGAAATATGTCGAATCTGGTTATAGTTATGTGCGTCAAACTCCGTTTTGGTTGCCTGTTTGTCATTGGTAACATTACCGAGCCCGACTTGATCTTTTGTCACCCCATGAGGGTTGCTTTTATCATTAATGTGTTGATCAGTATACGTTTTTGCATTTTTTTCGGCTGTATCAGCTTTGTTTTGCGCCCCTGTAGTCGTTTCCTTGGCATTCCAATTTGAACGCTCTGTGGCCGTGATATGGCGTGTGGAATCTGTATTGTGTGCGTTGAATTCTGTTTTAGTTGCTTGCTGCACGTTGTCTACGTTTCCTAAACCTACTTGGGCCTTTGTGACTTGGTTGGGGTTATCCCTACGCGCAGCAAATTCATCTGTATAAGCTTTTGCTGTTTTTAAAGCAGTGGAAACGTCATCCTGCGTTGCTCCGATCTCTTGCAATTCCTTTAGTGCATGATAGGCCGTATACTGATACCAGTTGAACCAATCCGCAGGGGGATGATCCATTGGTTTGTATCCTTCATCAATGGAGGACTGCGGGGGCCGCTGCCCGGCGTTCCCCCATTCAGGCAATTCTTTTGTAAAAGGCATAAACATCACTCCTTAAATCGGTAAAGGGTAATCATCTTCAGGCTGAAAGATTCCGCCGAGTGTTCCCCCATCTGTCCCGTCTGTTGAAAATCCATATTGACTTGTTTCTATAGAGTTAGCAGAGGACGAAAAACGAAAGGTGCCGTTTAAATCTACATAAGCCACCCGTACGCCTGCAGCAACTGTTTTTTGAACGATATTCGAAAACTGTGTTGCACTCATTCCAACTTTGCTCAAAGCCTCAATGGGTGCCTTTTTTACGATAATGGCAGCCGGTTCATCTTCATTATTTTCCTTGCTGCTGACAATGTGGATTTCACTTGGCTTGCAGTTCAGTGTTTTGGCTAAAGCTTCAATGATCCGGTTTGTGGTGCCATCTGAAACATTTCTGGCAACCTTGCCGCGAATAAGCACACGATAAATTTCATCAGTCGCACGGCCCCGATCCTGTGACACGTTGTCACCAAGTAGATCCAGAGCCTTTCCTTTTGCCGCATCAATATCCCGCCAGTTCTCAGCTGTGGTTAGCGCGCTTTTAAGTGCTGTCAGCTGTTCATCGACAATTAAAAAAAGCTTTCCGATATTGCTCTTTTCATCTTTCAAAAAGGCATCGGTCAGCTTCCCTATTAAGTCTTTAATCATATGAGATTCACCACGATTTCATCAAAATGTACCTGGGCAACCTCTTTAGGTTCAATTTCAATGTTTGACTGTGAAAGGTTTGTCGCATCTTTCCCCATCCTGATTGTTACATCAGAGACACCATCTACTTGATATACCGCGTTGAACAACTGCGACAATATAATATCATCGCCCATTTGTGAGCCGGTATAGTAAGAGCCGTTTGCATCAATTCCCCCGATTTTATAAACGAGGTTGTTTTTGATCTGACTTACTCCATCAATAGGGAAAGAAGCATTTGTTTTTAAATCCAGCTGCAGATATATTTTGACTTCCCTTGCAAAATCAAATTTGACGGCATGGTCAAGTCCGCTGGCGTCAGTTATGGTGACAGCTTGCTCCCCGACCGTTTCAATTCCTGCAGCAACACTGTCAAACAGTGCTTGCGCAACATCATCTTTTGTACCGCCCAGAACATAAGCATGAATGCTTTTTGGTGGGTTGCCGTCCGCATCGGTCTGCATGGTATTGTTGGCAACAATATTCGCCGATCTGACGCCTGACACGTTTAGCAGGGCTGAAATAATACCTCCGTTTGTAGATGCTGAACTGCCCTCAACTGATTTCTTTATTCGTGCCCGGAATTCCGAATCTGTTTCCTCGTCGGCACCGCCTGCCGATGGTTCCGGATTTGTAACTGAATACACGCCCTCTGAGGGCTCTGCCTGCACGGTAATGGTATTTGCCGCAACATTGTTTATAACGCCCTTAGAAAGCGAGACAGCCGTCCCTGAGCCTGTCCCATTAGCCTCAATTACAACATCTTCAATCAATTCAAAATAGATGCCTGATTCCGTAGTAAACTGAGTTTGTTCTTCAATTACGATGCCGGGTTCTCCAGTAAAGGACAGAGTCACAACTGACTCCGCAGCTGGCTCCCGCGTGATACCCGAGTTGCTGCCAAGACGATCGAGCTGCACGCCCTCAGACTTACTGACAAAGCCGCTGTTATAAACCCTTTCTGCAATATCCCACAAGCCGGCCAGAAACCAAGCAAAGATACGAATAATAATTCCTAATGGCGTTTTACTGGATGTGTTTACATCCTCCCCGAATTGTTCCCGAGCCCGGTCCTCCATACTATCAACAAGCTCGGAATAGGTTTGCCGTTGAAAGCCCGTTTCATCAAGCAAGATCAACACCCCCTATCTCAATTGTTTCTTCATCCTCTTTTGTCATTTTCACATGCACTGCAAGACTGCGAGACTCTTTATCCATTAAAAAGTTCACCGATTCCACACTGGCAATACGCTCTTCTTGAGAAATGGCATTTATAATGTCATATTGCGCTTCTTCTTGATCAAACTGCTTTCTTAAAATGTTGCTGCGATCAAGGCCGACATGTTCATCAAGCTCAAACTCTCCTAAACTTGTTCTAAGGATCATTTCTACTGATTGAGCCAGCTCAGCATCACCCTCAACCATTTGTAACTCACCATTTTCAAAACAAAGATCCCCGTCTTTAAGCTTGAGAGTTTTCATCCTTCCCACACTCCTATGACAACTGGATCGTTTATACTGTGTGTGCGCCTCGAATCCGGATCAAAGGTTTTATTGCCGTCCAGGTTATCCAGTGAACGTTCAGCAAACGATACAAACACGCAGGACCCTACTTTAATATCAGCTTCGACGTGTTTCAAAACAGGCGCATGCTCGATTAAAGGGTATTCATGTAGATACTCACCATCATTGGTTTGAAACAGCAATTTCAGATCGGCAGTGTGTTTCTCAGCATTGTAATTTACAACCCGTGCTGGCGCCGTTGTATGGATTGATTGTTTTATCCGCTGTTCGAATCCGTCAAAGAACTTTGTCGCTTTACTCATTAAATCACCCTACATTCTGTGAAAAAGTCTTTACCGTCAAAGGAATGAGAGCCATCTTTCACACGATATTTCCCTTTCGCTGTCTTGCTGCTTATTTCTATGATTGAAGCAACTGCGATACGATGCTGTAAAAGGCATTTCACCTTATACCCTTTGAGATCATCTTCCTCAAATTGTTCTGGCGTTTCCACCAGTCCTGTTGCTTCTTCGAGCTTGAAACGTTCGTCATCTCCTTGACTGAGTGGCCGAATAACAGGACGGCCGCGCCGATAATACATGACTGCCCCAGCATCATGAATGACCTCTTCAAGATTGTTTTCAATCAATCCGGTGACACGATAGCCTTTTTTATAAACTTTATTTTTTGGCAGAATGATATTTTTCACTTTAATACCAAGCACACGCAGAAGCTTATCGACAATTTGCCTTGAGGTTGTGCCAGCCTTGAACGTGATTTTCATGTATCTCTTACGGTATCTGACCTCTGTTCGAGTGCCATAATTTCGGACCGTTTTATATGTCCGGCCGTTCTTGTCTTTTTTATAAGTCACCACAGGCTTTGCGAGCTTGTACCGCTTTTTCACGTAATATTTTTCAGCAGGATCAGCGTTTTCAGTGGTCACTTTCATATGGGTGTAATCATCGCCATCTTTTGAATAGATGGCCGTTACCTTATTCAAACCGTCCCAATTATTCAGCACCTTGGTAACTTTACCGATAGTTAAAACACCGTAATCGTCTTTATAACCAGCTTGAACAGTGATAGTGCTGCCTTTTTTAATTTTGCTGATTGAATCTTTGCTTAGGTTGTATATTTCAACCTTTGTTTCATTCGGTTTGAAGTCATCATCAAACGGGACCTCAAAATGAATCTCTAAGTCCTTATAATCGAAAGTGGTTTGTGAACTGCCGTTATCTATCGTGACCTTAACGACGCGCCCAAACAGCATTTTATTCGTCGCCATCGTCTTCTCCCTCCGCATCGTCCGAGACATCATCAATATAAAGAAACACGGTTTGCATAAAATTCTCGTATGTAACCCGTGTTTCTGTATTCGATTCATCCATAGGGATAAGGGAAGGCGCAGGCAGTTTCTCGTTTACAATGTCTTCCCACAAAGGGACGTTCAAAATCAATTTTTCGCCCAGCACAATTGCTTCCATGTCTTGATCATATAAATCAAGTGAAAAACTATCGTCTGTTTGGTTGTAATTGATACGCAAAATGAACGTGTCATCTGCTAAATCAAATTCAAACTGCTGTGGTATGTCCTCTTTGTCAAAAGGAATGTAATCTCTTGATGCCATGCCTTTCCCTCCTTCATCTGATCCTCATTTTGACCCCTATCGGAATTCTTCGGTCCGGCCAGGGATTCAACCGACGCAAAGCATTTACTGTGGTGCCGTATTTACGAGCGCAGCCCCAGTATGTGTCGCCCTTCTTGACCTTGTGGTATAGCTTGCTGGATTTTTTTGTTTTCTTCTTGCTGGCTTTCTTCTTTTTCCCGGCTGTTTTCACTTTCTTTTTGACCCACGGGCTTTTTGCAATACGGATTTCTTGCAACTCAATTGAAATAGCAAAACCGTTTGTGTAATCGCCTGTGTCGCGATCTATCTTTGTGATGATCACATTTTTAGCAACCTTACGCCCGGTATAAGTCAAAAGAGTTCCAGCATAAGCCTGCTTTTTCAGATATTCATAATCACTATTTGCGGTTTTGCCTAATAAATAGCCAGAGACTGTTGTCGTCTCTGGCTTTCTTTGAACATGGTCCGTGATCGGGACCCCTTTTTCAACAGGATATGAAGTTACCTCCACATCCGCGCCGTCAGATTCCTTTTCATTTACAAGATTAATCTTTCCGAGCTTCGCCAATTAATAAGCCCCCTCTGGTGGATAAAGCGACTTCAGCATGTCGAAAACTTCGTCAAATGTTTCAGTTACAGCCTTTTTCACCTTGGTTTCTGCTCCTTCACTGCCACCCTCAACTTTTACATTGATCGACGGGTTAAACGTGATATTGACAGATGAACTGCTTGAGCTTGTAGCAGCTTTTTCTGGTGTGTATCCAGTATCCGCGCCAAGCTCCCGACCGAGTGCAGCATACATTCCGAGTGATTGGTTTCTGTATCGTGGCTCAGTTGTGATGACATACTCCCTAAAGCCGTTTTCACCAAGCGCAGCGACTTGCGGGCTGTTTATGACTCCACCTGTCGCATAACCTCTATACGGCCCACCATGAGCCATAGAAACGAGCCCAGGATGTTTTAAAATGCCGCCGTATCTGCTGTTCAAATAATTGATAGCAGCAAGGATCTGGTCAACTGGATTTTTGATATTTCCGTGACCCGGTTCCTTGTGAGCGTTGAATGTACTTGGTATAAACTGCATAAGCCCTTGTGATGGATGGCCAGCTTTCGCATTCGAATCCCAATTGTTCACAACATTAGGATTCCCGCCTGATTCTTTCATGGCAATGGTTTCAAGTGCGCCAGCATACTCAGATCCAAGGCCCTTGATTGATAGCGCTTGAGCTACCCATTTTTTAACGGCTTTTGAGCCGCCGCCTGAAAAGCTTGCAGAGTAACTGGACATTTTGTCTTTGACAAAACCTACAGCCTTATCTTTGACAAAGTTAAAAGCCCCTTTTGCGAGATCACCGAACGAGCCAGCCATAGAAGGTGCAGAGACACCCATTTTTTCTAAAACTTTTGTTAAAAGCTTAGATGGGTGCCCGATGTAATCAAAAACATCAAGAGCAACATCTTTCACTTTGCCGGCAACGGATTTTACACCATTCCATGCTTTTGTGAATATGTTTCCTTCTGTTCCTTTTGCGTAAGCAGGAACTCCTGCTAAAGCAGCCCTTGTTTGTTTTGCAGATAATACCTCAGTTCCTTTCGGGAGGTTCATCAATGTATCAGTTGCAGGACTGAGTCCCACATGACCTGATGGAGTACGATACATTTCAGGGCCAGCGTTTGCCCCTTTACCATCTCCAAGTATCGCTGGGCCTCCCGGATGTCCGCCGGTTCCGTGCGCATATTTAGGTACTTCCCATTTAGGGATATGCTTATCTTTCAAACCGATCTTATCAAGGACCCAGTTCACTCCGCCGATTACACCATTTACGCCTTTTCCGAGTGCTCCGGCAAGTTTGTTCGCTAAGCTAGTCACACCAGACACAGCCTTATGAGCCATGTTCTTAATTCCATCACCGATTCTGCCCGGTAATTTCTTGGCCCCTTCAACTAAATCGTTGAAACGATCCATGACTTTCTTACGCAGATCAAAGGCCAATAACGCGACTTTATTTTTTATATAAAGCCATCTGTCAGTGATTGCTGCACCCATATTGCTTACAAGCTTTTTCACCATTCCTACTGCACTTGAGAATATTTGCTTCACTCCGTCCCACATCATGCGGAAATTCCCAGTGAATAAGCCTTTGAAAACCTTCACTATTCCCATAATAATGCCGATTGCACCCTGTATTATCGCAATGATATTTTTAAGTGCAACTTGAATTATTGAGAGCACAACTGGAAACACAGCAGTTACAATATTTAGGATGAAACGGATCGCCGGAATGACCACAGTTGTAATGATATTCGCCAGAAATTGCAAAAGAGAAACAACAATCGGAAGTACCGCTTGTATGATTTGCATGATCTGCGGGAATACCTGCTGCACAACTTGAATCAAAATAGGAAGTGCCGCTTGCGCCAACTGTAAAATGATTGTTGCCGCTACAGTAAGCAATTGAGCCACAATTGGAAGAACAGCCATGATTACCTGTTTTATAATCGGGAACACCTGCTGCACCGCTGATAAAATTAACGGCAGCACTTGAACCGCTATTTGTCCGATGGATGAACCTAAAAGCTGAATCAATTGCAGAACAATCGGAAGAGCTTGTTGTACAATGCTCAGGATCAATGGGAACGCAAGCTGAATCATTTGAACCAAAATCGGTAAGGCATTTTGCACAATTGAAACAAGGATTCCTGAGAAACTGCCTATCAATTGAATAATGATTGGCAGCACTGCATTAATTACGCTCAGAATGACTGGAAAAATCGTCTGGAAGCCTTGAACAAGTAACGGTAGGATGCTGCTTGCTATTTGCAAGACACTTGTCCATAAAGTACCCGACAACTGCATCCAAGCTGAAAGCAATTGCTGAATCAGTGGCATGATTTGCGGACCGATTGTCTGGAACGTTTGCGAGATAGCTGCAGCAAACAAAACAAGCGTGCCGCCTATTTGAACGAAAGCCTGCTGAAGTTGTCCGGCCAGCTGCTGAAACTGTGGCGTCAATTGCGTAACCAATTGCCCGAAAGACTGTTGAAGCGTGTTGATGATTGGCTGCAATGCCTGAAAAACAGTCGTTAGAACAGATTGTACCGATGTCCATGCCGTCTTTAAGGCCTGGCTTACATTTTGGTTTGTTTGTTGCATGCGATACAAGGCGCCGGCAACACTCAAAATAGCACCGACAGCCACACCGATTGGCCCTGACACTCCGAGGAATGCAAGTCCGATCGCCCCGACAAACGGAGCAACAAGAGAAACCATTCCTTTAAAGCTGGATAGACCGACTTTCAACTGCTCCATGAAACCTTTTACGATGCCGTTTAGACCGTCTGAGAGTCCTTTACCGAAGAAGTCCGAGACTGTCTTTCCGGCATTATGAATGAAGCCTGACACGGTTTTCACAGCCGTTTTATAGGCCGACTCAATTCCAGCCACCAACTGTGGATGCGATTCACCGAGACGATCCCATAATTTCAAGGATTCAGACTGCATTTTATGAATGGCTGCCACGGCCACGCTTTGAGCATCCTTGAATCCTTTCATGAATGCAGGCTTCAGACCCTCAGCTTCTTTGATCATGGTATGGAATGCACCGACAACCGCCGATTTCCCCATGTCAGCAAAGCGTTTCATCGCGTCTGTTGCTGGCTTGAACCTCTCCTGCAGCTTATCGAAATTCTTGTACAGCAAATAAATGCCGGTTACAAGGAGAACGATTGCCCCAGCTACGACATAAACCGTGCCCGACATTGCTGCCAAACCGGTTACAACTGGACCAATGAACATCCACAAACTGCTGAGAGCTCCAAGGAACCCATTAACTAACCCTACCCCTATCGCTAGTGGCGATAAAAGTAGGGTTAAAACAGGGATGAGAAGCATAAACCCTTGGATCATTTTCGAGAGTACAGGGTGCGCCTCATTAAACTGAATGATCAGCTTCGCAATGGCCGTAATGCCCTTGTATATCGCCATCGCAAACGCCGCAAACACTTCAATTGCTGGCTGAATGGCTTTCAGTAGTGTACTGCACATCTCTTCCCATGCCTTTGAATAGCCGGGAACTGTTTGTGTTGCCGCTTTATGAAGCCCTTGGAACATGAAAAAGTTTGTAAAAGCCGCGCCCAGTGCCACCATTTGAAAACGCATATAACCCTGAGTAATCATCATTGTCATATCGTTAAGCTCTTTCATGTTGGCAGTAGGTCCGAGCATTTTCAGAGCCAAATGCGCAGCAGTACCCTGTTTTGCCATGTTCTCAAGCGTATTCGATACGGCAAGCCCCGCTTTATTGACTTGATATAACGGGTTTCCCATTCGATCATAGTTCGCCGCAATCTTCTCAGATTGAGTGGACCGAGCCATCAATGTCCCTACAGTCTGCAGCATGCTCATGCGCATCATTTTGTTGTTTTTCATCATGTTGTCTGTTACTTGCTTGTGAGCACGTCCCAGCCTGTATACTTCATCCATAAACTGCTGATTGGTACCGGACCAGCTGTCCATCTGGTTCCCTAACTGAAAGAAACCGTACTGAGCCCGGATCATTTCATTCCGAAAACCTGACATATTATAGTGTTCGTTGTACCATGCTTGCCGCATTTCATTCAGCATACGGATTGTGTCTTCTTCAAGCCCTTGAGTTGAACCGCGTAAAAAGTTCATTTCACGGTTGTACGTCCGGATTCCCCGGTAATCCGGGGCCGGAACAGCTACCGCCGCCACGTTATTCTGAACGCTTTGTGTGTTCTGCTGCGTAACGTTTCCTGCAGGCGTACCAATACGGTTCATATTGACGGTATTCATATTCTGCCGGAGTCTATTAATCGACTCATTGGCGTTTGTTATAGACGTTTGATCAACATTGATATTAACCTCAGATGGGAGGCTTTGAATAAGTCTACTTGTCTCTTGCACCTGGGTGTTAAGTTGCCCTAAACGGGATGTAACCAAGTCTATTTGCGGGCCCAACCGCTCTATCGTTTGGCTGGCAGTTTGGAGTGAAGAGTTATCCAGAATCATACTCATGTGGATGTCTCTAAAATTCCGCTGTTGTCTTTGAACCTGAGCCATCCGTGTACGCATCTGTGAAAAACCGCCACCAGCATTGCCGACATGATCAACGAGCCTATCTATTTGCTGATTTGCTCTTTCTAAAGGGGAGGTATCAACGTTCAATTCAACGTCAATATGCGTACTTCTTAATGCTTCTGACAACGTTCATACCCCCTCATTTCTTGTTATTCCTCTTGTTTTCTTGCTCAATATGGATGTCGAGGGCTGCATTTGCTTCCAGCAGTGTATCGACATCCATCGTCACGACCTCCGAGAAGGAAAACTTCCCAGACATCACGAGCCTATACATAGGCCAGTTATCATGCGCCTTCTTTTTGTAATACGGCTTTGGTTTCGATGGTTTCGTCGTCAAGAAAGGATTGAACCTCTCTCATTAGTTCGTTAAATCCTCTATGTTCATCGAAATAGTCATAACTAACTTTTGGATTAACAACGACTTCACTCATGTACAATTCATATAAACGAGCTGTATTTGGTTTTCCTGTGTTGATATTGACTGCTTCATCCTGTAATTCAACCATGCGTCTTGTTCCTGGGTGTTGAAGAGTGTACTCAGTTCCTTGGATAGTTACTTTCTTTTGTTTACCGAATTTTGACATAGGTTTTCCCTCCGCTTGTTTAGTTTGCATATATTGAAAAGCAGCCCTATTGGACTGCTTCTTTGCGTTTGATTTCTTCTTTTTTGCCATAGCTTAATTACTGTTCCAATACTGTATAGTCAAAGACTTGAATCTCGAACTCACGATCTCCAATCTCGTCACTGAATTCAGCGTCAGCAGGCTTTTTGACCATCGCTTCTGTTCCACCGATTTTTTCCTGTCCGCCAGTAACCCAGATAGGGAATGTTTGGGCTGTATTTGCCAGTTTGTTTAGGTACGGCACAAATGGCGATCCCATGGAAAGCGTCAGTGTGATGGTTCCAAGTGGGTTGTTTTTCGTCGCAACACTGACATCACCCTTGGCGCTGACTTTCGTCGAGAACTTTTCTTCATCTTTGGAACACGAAACCATTGTGCCCTCGGAATAACCGGTTACGATTTTCCCGTCAATGTTCGTGTTTACTTCATTTGCATCATAAACATATGCTGCCATTGTTTAGATCCTCCTTAAATTGAGATTTCACCAGTGATTTCAGCAGAATGAACCGCGCCAGCCAGTTCAAAAGTAAAGGACAAGCCGTCGTATACACGATTTTTTCTGTTTTCATCTGTGATTTGATCACGGGTTTTAGTGCTGATTGAATACACTGGCTGCCCGTCTGCATCTTCGGCAACGATGCCATTTGCAAAGGCTGTTTGCAGAACGTTTGTGACCTGTACACTCAGCAATGAAAAACCAGCATTCGAGAACGGGATTTTACCGTTGTTTGAGAATGCTGATTGAATAGAGGTTTCAATATTCAATTTCACCCAGTCTTTGCCGTGCAGCACGTCGATATATTCCCCAGATGCAGTAATGCCCTCGGATGTCTCGTTGTGGCCCGCTTTGGTTACATAAGCAATAGCCCCTTCTGTGTGCAGTTTCTTCAGCTCGTCTGCCTTAATATCTTGAGGCGTGATACCTACGATATTTTTAAACTTCCAAGTTACTGAACCCACTGTATGAGAAGCAACCGAACCAACAAGGCCAGCGTCTGGATGCTCGTCATTTAACGGGTGATAGAAAACGATTGTACGGTCCTTACCTTTGTAAGAAGCAACTTCTTCACGGTCAGTTACCTGTAAGACTACAAATTTATATGACTTCTCTTCCATCGCTTTTGCAGCTTCCAGTCTTTCATCCGCTGTCGCATCAGCAAGGATCAAGAAGTGCCAGTCATTATCGAAATACTCGTCAAACGCATTCCGAATGGAGAATGTTCCTTGTGTAGTAGCTCCTTCTTCTGGTGTTTCTGTGCTGCCTCCATAAGTACCGATGGCAACCTTTGAAGGTGCATTGTCACCCTGCGCAAAAATAGCCGCAGCCTTTTTATATGCTGCTGTGGTTTCCGCATAGTCTGCCTTAATGGCTTCTAATGAGCCATATTCTTTATATGTGTTGTGTCCGTCTACCTTCGCAAGAATCAGAGGTGTTCCCAATCCTTTAAGGCTGGACGGTTTCACTAAGTCAATTTTGACTGTAACGTCACTAAGTGGCATATGATTTACCCTCCTGTATTTTCAATTCGCACAGAGTCGAAAACCTCTGCATTCGCTTCACCATGAGACACACGCGTTCTAAAGCGCGTATCGAAGCCGTGACGGCGTTCTGTGTCAATCGTGATAAATGTATCTCGATTACCGAAACCGTCGTTCCTGACCCACGCCAGCCCATTATCATGAAGCTTTTGACGTGCTTCAGCTGTTTTGAAGTACGCCGCTGTTTGTTGAGCAAGAGAAATGGCCTCAATATGGCTGTTTGAAACCCATGTAAAAGAGAAAACAAGCTCGATGTCTTCCGTTAACACTCCCTGTTCTTCAATGCCTCTATGTTGGGGCAAATACGGGGATGTCACGGTATATGTGCAAAAAGGATAGGCAGGTTGTTTCCCTGTACCATTTGCAACGATAACGACATGGCCTGTTTTCTCTCTAATCAGTCCCAGAACTGTTTGTATTATGCTGTTGTAGTCCATCTGAATTGATCACCGCCTTTAAGATATAGCTGTTGAAATCGGCATATGTCCCATAAGGCGTCATTGCTTCAATATCAAAGGTGGCACCACCAAAAAGCACCTGAGCTTTCAGAGGAATTTCATTCTTGATAAATAGCTGCCTGTCCATAGATGTAAGCCGGCCGCCAGATTGATAGATCAATTGAGACTGTAAAGGAACTATTGCCCCTCTTTCGTCTGATTTTGTCGGCTTCGGTGGCACCCATTCGCCGAGATCATCGTATGAACCCTCTTCAGATGGAATAAGCAATGTAAAATCAACGCTGTACCGATTAATCAGATCAGAAAAAATGAAATGATTACCCATCAGCTTTCAACCTCATATTTCATAGAGCCAATCATTTCCCCGGTATCAACCAATGGATTTGAAGAGCCTTTTTCCTCGGTTGTAAATGGATGGTTTGCCGGGTTCCGTAAGTCCCGGGCATACACTTGAAGCCGCCCTTTTGCAAGCAGGCCGACCGTTTCCATAATGTCATTCATTGAATCGCCATTCTCTAATGCTCTTTCGACCAGATCCTCTACCTTTTGAACGATCTCTTCTTCGTTCTCGTCCCACCCTGCACGGATGAAAGAACGCTCCGGTATGTTGATATATTGAGTTTCTTTCTTGAGGTACAGCCCTTTTGCAGCAAGATAATTCCGCATGCGATCAGTTACTGCAATACGGCAGCCGAATTCATGAACAGCCGCGATCATTTGCCGCTCACTGTCCAGGATTCCAACTTTCACCTTACCGACAGAACCGAGGTTTCTTATGACTTCTGGAATACGGTTGCTATCTCGTACCCGAATGTTTCTACGTGCCATTTGATCACCTCAATGCCCTAAAACGTATTTTTCTGTAGGGCCGGAATAACTCATGAACAGGATTGAGCCTTTCTTCATCAGCCGCATAGGATCTACTCATGCCCCCGATTGATTCAGATAAGACACCTGATGGGCTTTCCCTCTCAATCTTAATTAATAGGGCGATCCCCTTTTTTACAGCCGAAGGAAGAGACACAGTATTATCTGGACCAACGAAGAGATTGTTGCAGTATGCCATCGCATATGAAATACCATCTTCCAGATCAATTTGCAGTTTGGCATCCTGCGATGTGTCGTCAACTGGAATCCCTAACCTGACTTTTAATTCTGCCAAGTCCATTTCTCTCATTCCTTTCAAAGAACCGGTTCATATGTTGCAAAACATCGGCAATTAATATCATTTGATGGATCACCGCTTTGCCCCGGCGCTTCTGCTGTGACATGAACACCATTTTTATTGATGCCAAGATCAAACAACTGATTGACCATGCGTTCCTGTCCTTCTAAATGAACATGATCAGCATGTTTTGTCTCACGGACTCTTTCATCGCCAACGTTGTGCCAGATTTTTTTCATGTTGATGCCCCGCGACTGAGCTTTTTTAGCAGCGTCAAGCGTTGCTTTTTCCCTTGTGCGATGCATTTCTGTATTGGCTATGCGCTTCGATCGGTTGTAACTCAGGCCGACATCTGTCTGCAGCTCCTTCGCTATCTGAGCAAAGCGTTTCCGCTCAATAAAACCGCGTTCGATTGTCTTGTTAATCTGCTGTATTGTCTTTTTGCGATCAGTTTCAATGGCTTTGTCCATTTGTTTACTTTTAATGGCCTGCCGAACATCTTTAGGAGCCCATTCAGCAGGCAAATTCGGCTGATTCAGTGTTGCTTTTGGCCGCGCAAGTTTTATCCCTAACGCAGCCAGAACGCCAAGGATCAGCCAGCTGTATGATGATTCGTAGGTCTCTTCAAGAAATTCTATAATCATAGCCTTTACCTTTGCTGAAAGATCACTAATCAACGAGGTGATTTCCCGCTTTATACGGTTTAGATCACCGTGTCGATTAGCGTCAGCAAGTGTCGGTTCTTCGATTTGATCAAGCTTGACGAATAACGCAGTCAGCTTTGACAGCACATCTTTTGAAGCACGCTGAAAAAGCCGCTTGAGTTTCCGTAAGAATTCCTTGGTTTTACGGTTCAACGGCTTCAAAAGCTCTTTTTCAGTTTGTTCTTTATCCACCGCTTACCCTCCTACTCTTCGGCTGTTTCTTTGGCGTCAGACTCTTGTGTGTCCTCGGCTTCTTTTTTATTCGTGCCCTTGTCTAATTTAAAGCCATGAGCCTTGTAAACTACCTCGAAAGCACGTTCAGTGACTTCTAGTGTCTGTTTACCCTTCTTAATTCTAACCATTAGGCGCCAGCCCCTTCAGCTGCAGGAGTTAACGCAGCAAATGCATCATCAGCCAATGTCATGAAGCCAACTTGCTGAGTCACACGCAGCGCAACCATATCTTGTTCGAATAGATTAATAGGTTTACCATCTGAGCCGACCACACTTTCAAGAGTAGCTTCTTCTGAAATTGCATACTCCATACCTTGAGGAATACCGTAGCGTGTGTAGTCCCAGTTACCCGTCAGTAAGTGCGCCTTGTTATGATCCCAAGACTTAGAATTCACATAACCAATTGGTAAACCTAAAGCAGAATTTGTCGCCCCTGCCCCCGGATCATTAAAGATAGGCTTGCCTTGGTTATCAACAGCACCACGCAAACTTTGTTTAAAGCGTCTAGTTGTTGTAAATCCGTTAGGATCTTTGTCAGCTTCTTCAATCAAAGAAATAACACCGTTTAATTCTTTGTAAAGGTTCCCTAAAGAACCTAATTGAATTTTATTCCCTTTTTCCTCGATTCTTTCGAAAACAGATACACCAGCTCCAAAAGGAGAATCAATTCCGAATAATGCAGCTTGGTCGAATTTCAATGCAAAAGCTTCAGAGATAGCAGGTTGCATCTGAGTAAAGAAATCCTTGATTGAGTATCTTAAAAACTCTTTTGTTACTGGAATAATAACACCGAGTTTTTTTGAAACCATTTTTGCAGTTAACCATTGGGCTTTAGATGTCTGGATTCGCTCACCCTCTCCAACCCAGTAAGCCCCAGGTCCAGAAGCTAAGTACGTGAATTTCTTTTCTGTTTTATCCATTTTTTCGTATTTGGCTAATTGCGTCACAACTGATTGAGTCATAAAATCTTTTAAAACGAGTGTTCCTTCTTCTACTGGTACTGATCCAGTCTTTGAATCTTGCATCAGTACATTGTTTGGATTGAATGCCATGATAGTCCTCCCTATTGTCTAATGTTTACTGATTTTGCGAGTGCCCCAATATCAACAGCCCCGCCAGCTGGTGATGGATCACCTTTTTCGAAGTTAGTGCCGCTCTCTTTAAACTTGATATCTACGGCATTTTGAACCGCTGCATTGAATGTCTCTTCAAACTTACTGAGATTGGCAAGCGTTGTTTCCTCGTCTTCGCCAATAAAATAGTCAATAACTCCTTTAGGCAACTGCTTTTCATCTGCTACATTCAAGGCTTTATTGACTAGCGCTTCACGATTACGTGCTGCTCTTTCTCGTTCAATCTCGCTTCTTAATTTCTCCAATTCAATCTGTTCTGGTGTCTTGCTAGGGTTACGTTTTTGCAACTCCTCTTCAATCAGGCTCTCAAGATTGTTTGACTTCCATGTCTCAAGACCTTTTGTAAAGTAAGAGTCCAGCCGTGGCTGAATGAGTCGTTTTCCCTCTTCTGTCTCAAGGAACCCTTTCACCTTATCTGCTGATACGGCCGAAAGTTCTCCTACAAATGCTTTTACTTCTTCATTGTCTTTATTCTCAGCAAGAAACTGCTTGATTTCTTCAATATTCACTTATGATCAACCTCCGCGCCGTACAGTACGAGCCTGCACGTCAAAGTTTCCCGGCTTTTAAAGACTTCCGGCAGGTCAGTTCTCGTCTTCGTTATTGTCTTTTTCATCATCAAGGTCATAGGCATCTTGTTCGGCTTTCATTCTCTCAATCTCATATTGAACATCATCAACGAAAGAAAGCATGGAAAGCCGTGTTTCTTCGCTTACCTGGCCTTTTAGTTCTGCAGCAATCTCAGCTTCTTCAAGGGTATTTGATGGCAGATTCCGTTTAAATGAGAACCAGACCTTCAAATAATCATCAGGTTTCACTTTGCTCTTTTTCGCCCATGCAGAGCAAAGCAATTTGTACTGATACCGAAGGGCAGCAGTCATTTTCCGCTCCATTGTGATGCACTTATTCTCAAGGGCCATAAGCTTGTATTTCATTGCAACGCCTGTCACATTCCCGCCGAATGATTCATCAGAGAAATTGACCGACTTTGCAAAACGGAGAATGTTTTCTTCAAGCCTGTTCAGATGGTTTTCGATCATGGTGTCGTTAATGTCTTTTGTAAGGAATTTCACGTCATCATTTTCCCCGAACAATTCAAAAACACCGTTCTTTTTCAGTTGCTGGATTTCTTCGTCATCCATACCAGCGCCCTTTAAAATCAAATAAGCCAGCCGCAGTTGCTCGATCTCGTTTGATGCATCAGAAAGAGTGCGATCGTATGCATCTATAAGTTGGATCACCTTTTCCGCATCGCCCATCTGTTCATCATTATTAGGCAATCCGAACAAAGGACAGTAATCAAACATGTGTGGCTTCTTTTCAAGCAAAATCCAGTTGCTTTCTCTTTTTTCAAAGAAATATGCTTTCTTATCATCATAAAACGTCACTTTTTCACGCTGGACGCTGTCATTCTTAACCCAGTCAAAGACTGTATAATATCTCAGTGCAAAAGAAGGCTCTGTGATGTCATTCTCAGCGATAAAGACAGCTTCCCAAGGGTTAACATTCGCAATTCTTTCCGAGCCGTCAGGAGCAATATACGCAAGCCTAGCACCATAACCACTGATGGCCGCTTTCTTACCCCATTCGCTATCAGCATCAGCAATGTTATTCACGGTATTAAACCGATTGATTTGCTCAGCCAAAGCTGTATTTTTGTTTTCGCCATCCTTCTCCGTCTCGTAAGAAATTGGATGACCAAACATATACCCAACCTTTGTATCCACTATCTCGGCATCAAAAGCATTATTGAGGCGATTGTTTACCCGGTCATCTATACGGCGAACAGCTCCTGTTTCAAAATTCTCGAATTTAGCCGCTTCCCGTCGTAAGATTGGAACACCGACAACGCTGGCTTTATAACGCTCATATTGAGATATGGCTTTTTCTTTGATCGGCTTATGCTCGGTTATGATCTGATCAATGATGGTGCCGTCAATCTCATTATTCCGAAGATAATTTAAAAACTTGTTCATGTTCTCACCTCCTACAATCGCACACGCTTTTTGATTGGCTCCATGCTATAACGGAGCGCATCAATGAAATGGTTATATTCATCGACAGGCTTATTGATAAGCTTGCCGTCTTTGTTTTTGTCCCACACATAGTTACTAAATTCCATTGCAGCATTCGAACATTTCGGATGAATAAAGATGGTGAACTGCTGCAGGAACTGGATGCCTGCTTTAATACTGTCAGGCCCCTTCTCAGCTGGCTTGATTTTCTTTAGGCCGTATTTACGGAGCTCTGCTATACTTTTTTGTTCGGCTGAATCAGCGATGATCAATTCTTTTCTATAACCCATATCAGTGATGGTTTCTGCTATCTCGTTATTTAAGAGCCCGGGCTTATACATTTCATCGAAAATATAAAGTTCACGGTTTTTAATATCCACCAACGAACAAGCCAGGGCAGAAGGATCTGTTGTAAATCCGAAGTCCAAACCGAAAGCCGATTTGACCCCTTCACGCTTGGCTATTTCAAAACGATCAAAGGCAAATTCACGCCAGTTAGTAAAGATGGCACCTTCCGCAATACCCCATTCGCCCAAACCTTCAATTTTATAACGCCGTAGATTGTTCTTTTTCATCCAGTCAAATAGCTGCCTGTCATCATCACCTAGAAATTCGTTGCATTTGTAATTCGTAGTGAGAGCCAGAATATTGTTATCTTGGACATCAAAAAAACGCCGCTTCAACCAGTGTTTTTCATTCCACGGGTTAAATGACAGCGTAATTTGTTTAAAATATCCGGGTGGCAATTCACCCCGAATACTCATATCAACTTTGTTAAAATCGTCTTCGTTTAATATCTGATATGCTTCCTCAAACCAAGCCCAGCAGAGAAATCCTACATCAACTGTGATTGAAGTTACACTCATTGGATCATCTAGACCACGGAACAAAATCTTCTGTCCTGTCGGCTTGTATCGAATCTCTAACGGGCTTTTAGTCCATTCCCATAGGTGTTCAACTTTAAGGCGTCTAATAGCCCATTTAAGCTGCGCATACGTTGAATCTTTGTGATCTTTGAAGACTTTCCTCACAACAAGCGTATTTGCTTGAGGGAATTGCATCATGCGGTAAATAATGTTCAGTGCAGTTGTGGTGGATTTTTTAGAACCACGGCCGCCCTTAACGACTCGATAACGCCCTTCATAATTCCAGAAGGTTTTATAACCGCCGCCCACAATCTCTTTTAAACTCACGCGAACAGTATTAATCATCTAAATCATTCACAATCTCAACTTTTATATCAGCGCCACCATTTTTAACAACTGCTCTTGTTTTCTCAATATTCAAGCGCATCTGCTCCAATTTAAGGCGCCGCACGTCTGCTTCGTGAGCCAGCTGGTCAAACTGCTTTATCAAGCCCCTTAGCTCTCCCATTGCCCGTGATTGAGCATTCAGGAAGGTTGCATGACGATCCCAAGCGAATTGAAACTCCCATTCTTGCTCATCGCCAAATGCACCCGGTTTCTCTTTTTTCAAAACCTTAGTCATATCGTCTTTATCCTGCACGTGCATGATGCGCTGCGCCCGGATAATAGCCGCATATTGAATCTGAATTTGATCCCATATCATATCAGCTGGCGAACGCTCCTGAATCTCTTCCATGATCTCAAGTGTTTCTTCTGGCAAGAATTTAGAGAAAAAGCCGTGAGTCACAGCGTTTTGATTCCTCTGTGGTGCGCCGCCGTTGTTCCCTAATGCATTCTTATTGCCGGGTGGTGCGCCTGCCTTTTTTGTGTGCACACTTTTTTCAGTGGGTGCACCCTTTTTTCTTTCCCAACCATGCCGCTGTTTCCACGATTTTATGGTGTTCACTGACACCCCGTATTTCTCGGCAAGGTCCTTGTATTTCATACCTTTGACGTAATCTTTCTGCGCCTGAATGTGCTTCTCAGCCATCTACATTCACCGCCGCCCCCTTTTGAATTGAGTTGTTTTGGAAAAGATATTCCCTCTAAACCACCACCGTGCTCAAGCCGTTAACCGCCAATTGTCTATCCTGAGACTTACCGGAAGCAGTTTACAGAGAATATAAAAAAGCACCCCGAAGGATGCTTTTAATTAATTGCCCTTAACTTCGTCAGGGACATAATCGAGTAATACCTGCATAATCCAAATGAAGTGCCAAGGAGCAAGGTTTTGTCCTAGATTTTCTTTTAGTTCATTCAAAAGCTTCTCGATAGATTCGCCCAACACAATATTATTATTATTCTTTGCTTTTTGTAACGCATGTTCTAAAGTGTTGATTATTTTAGAGTATTCATTATTTTTATCTGAAATATAATATCCACTTTGTTCTGCCAATGTTCTCACCTCCCACCTTATTATCGGTTAAGGAGTATGACAAAGGAACCATTTGCAAAATTTGTCGAACGAAAGCGCCCTTCATAAATAGGTGGCAGTCGTAAGACAAAAAACCACTTTGAATCACTAATATCTATAAGGTATTTTAGATTTATTAACTGAGTTTTCATCAAGATGGTCATAACCATTTATTTCTAAAAATTTCAATATGCCATCTTTTGCAATATCCATGTTATTCTTTGGACCAATTGTTAAGCCTTTAATAGCTTTTTTATCATGGATTGGTACAGTGAGATAAGGGATGAAAGAACCATTTGAAATTCTACAAGTATAATCTAAATAATCCGTTAACCAAGTTTCTGGAAGCAAAGCTATCCTATACTCCTCTTCTTGAGAAAAACATGAATCCTTAAAAAAAATAGCTAAAATCTTTACAAATAGTGCTATGACCTTAAATTGATAATTCCATTTAGTTATGAAATTAGGGTTAGATTTATCAAATTTTTGAAAATATAACATAACTCCAATAAACTTACACATTAATTCTGATATAATTTCCTTTTGTATTTGATTATCGTAAATAACTGGGAATTTCAACAAATGATAATTTTTTATTTTTGATTCTTTAAATAAATCCTTGTGGTCAAGGATAATGTTGTAACCATCATTATTTGTATAATTAGACCAAAGTAGATTTGAATCGGAATTAGTAGTAAGTGACATTACATAGACGGGTTTTTTCAAGGCTTCAGATTCAATAACATCTTTAAAATGATCTAAAAAAGCGCCTTTATCTTTTCCACAAATATCTGATATTGCTTCTTTACATAAATTATACGTATACAAAAGTTCATTTTTATCATTCAAAAAATTTGCATCAGACAACCAGAGTTCTTTATGTTTTAAAATTCCTTCAACTCCATAGATATTTGTATAATGATAGAGTGATTTTATTTTTTTTTTGTTTTTTAATTTAGAAATTAGATAGCGTAATTCATTTTGAGTATCTATTTCTTTTGGTTGAATATCGGTTAATTTCAATACATTATCCTCCTAGTGTTTATTATTTTTTCTAAATAAAAGCACCTCAAGACCGGGTGCTCATTTCCTCCTGTGTTTCTGGAACTCCAATATATCCTCTTTTATAAAAAGCCTGTCTCTCGGCATTTCTTTAACCGGTTCAAGTTGACCGGTTTTAATTAGCTGATTGAGATATTGACGAGTAAAGCCCAATATTTCAATCGCTTCACTTGTATTAACGATCTCCTCATTCAAAAACTTTTTAATTGCATCACGCTCTTTAAGGCTGTACACCAAGCATCACCCTCTTTTTTCTCGATATTTTTGATAAAGGGAAATTGACTTTTCCACAATTGAAACAGCAAACAAAACAATTATGCATATATCTAAAGTTGTCTTTAATGGACTGGCTGCAACATGCTGCCGAACAAATAACATGTATCCCAAAGCAAGAAGGACAAAAATATCAGTTGACGTTCTGAGTTTTTCCATTGTTTGAAAGTGGCTGCTTTCATGGTTATATAATTATTTGTATCACTTATGTTATACTTGAGAGCAAGGGAGAAGCTCCACCTTCTCCCTCGGCTCAAAATCATGTACGCTTTCTGCGAGGTCTGCGTCTTTTGATTTTGGGCTTTTTTGTTTTAAGCTTTTCTCTGATGATGAGAATTTTTTCAAAGATAGTGAGTGCTGTAAGTATGATGCCCAGTATCACTGCGATTTTAGCCACTTTCGTTCCCCCCTTTCTATACTTTAATTATATACAATAACTTTACTCACGTCAAGTTAATTTAGAGAATTATTTTCCTGTTTTCTCATACAAAAACAACCTATTCATGCTAAACAGAATAGGCTGTGTTCTGCTCTATTTTTCATTTTCAAACGGGAACGCTCAATGTTTTTCTGCACTGTTCCTTTTTTAATGTCCAGCAGCTGGGCAATCTCTTCGAAAGACATGTTTTGTACAGTATGCATGATGAAAATGTCCTTTTCTCTTTCAGTAAGGACCGAAAGGGCATCAGCAATTCTTTCTTTGTCCCAATCACTTACCTCTCCCTCTGGCTCCTGATTGATCGCATACTCTTCTGGCATTGCATCAATGATACGAGGATCAGCAAGAATCGTTCTTTGGTAAACGTCCCTTCTGTCAGCTCCCCGACGTGCTCCCGGTTGTCTACCGTTCTGCAGCCATTCAAGAGTGAATTCAATATCGCTGATCATACTGCCAATGATTTTCTTATCGTTCTTTTGTTCTGCTGTCATTTCAACTTCCGGTGTTTCCGAGAATGCCCGGTACATCTTTCTCGCTTCTTTTAATGCTCTTTTGTATTCAATAATTAAATCCTGCATGTTTATCCTCCTCTTATTTACGCTTAAAAGCGCCGCCTTTGCCTCTTCTGAGTGTTTGCCTGTCTTGCCCCATCATTTGCCGCCAAAACCGTTCAGAACGCTCCTGCGCGTTTTTATTAGGCTTTTTCTTTTCCTGTTTCATGTCATCCCTCCGCTCAAATAAAAAACGGACACCAAACAAACAGCAGCTAATGCTGTAAGTTCAGTGTCCGCAGGCTTTCCATCTTGGACTTATTTAGTTTTAATTGAATCCCATTTGGCTCAATGCTGATTTTACTGCAAGTGGTACCACGTCCACAGGCTCAATATTTGGATTCTTTTTATATTCCACATAGTACAGTGATATTAATTTTGAAGTCTCACTCACCATTTGCATTTGCAGTGGCATGATTTTTTTCATTTCATCAAACATCATCTGCATTTCAATATCTGAAAACTTGTTCCCCATCACTCAGCGCCCTCCTTCTCAACTATCCATTTATTAACAAGATACCCACTGATGAATCCGCCCGACATTACGAATGCTGTTTTGATATAACCATTACTGTAATGATGGCTTAGCAAAGCTCCTGCCATAGTGAATATCATCGGCGCCAGAAAAATAATGAACATCCTATTGAGTTGTCTCACTCCGCGCCCTCCTGTGTTCTGATTCTGTAACGTGTTTTACAGTCCTTGCTAACTTGTTTCAATTCAGCAGTGAAACAGTCTAGACAAATATTTTCTTGTTTTCGGTGGTCGCCAGTGTTTTGTTTTAGTTGTTTAATATCTGATCGAAAAGCAAACCTTAAAGGCTTTTCAAAGATAGGCGCAGTATTTTCATGAGTATCTAATCCACATGTTTCACAGCATAATTTATTCACGCTATTTCCTCCTCAACGCCCATGTTGCAGCCGCATTTTGGGCAGCGTGCATCTGGGCGGATTTTTATATCTAATTCTTTGTGACCACATTCAGGGCAGCTGTATTCGATCACACACCGCACATCCCTTCACACTCATTCAAAAAGTGATCAATGTCGAGCTGATCCTCATTGAAATTAACTTCCTCCAAAGGCTTTCCAGACTTATGCAGAAAGGCATTATTTTTGAATCGTGGCAGCTTCCGGATAAGCCGATCTATTTCCACCGCGTCTTTCCATGAATCCGGGTCTTTCATCTTCATGTCACGCCATGCGTTATAATCATGAAAAGGGCAGCCGATGCAACTGGACTTCGCCGGCGTTCCAAGCCCCTCACGCTCAACGTAAGTAATGCAGCGTGACCGATCTATGAAAGCCACATCAACCAAAGGATGTTCGGCTACTTGCCAGCTTTCCCGGCTCGGCTTAACCCGCTGAATTTCATCGGTACTGATGCCTTTCCATAGGTGAACAACTTCTTTAATGCGCTGCCTCGGCTTGTACCCGAGCAATGAACGGATTTTCCGGTTAACCGGCAATATTTTGTATTCGTTTGTACACTGGCGCATTACCATGCCAATTTCACCCTTTGAACCCCGCGTGTATAAAGGCATGCTCGCGAATCGTTCTCCTGTCTCAGCGCCTTTTACAATGTCATCTCTAATGCTGCCATTGTCTGTGAAAATGATTTCTCGCCCATATGTTGCTTTGATGTGCTCGTTTACATTGTTAACCCAGTCATAAACATACTGTGGCTCCCATCCAGTATCAGAGAAAATGATATAGTCAGGAATAACTCCATTTATTTCACCTTTCAGAGCCATAAGGAGAAGGGCCGTTGATTGTGTGCCCCCTCCGTATGAAAGAACGTGTATATGCTTTTTGTCATCGTCATAATGCTGCTTGATCATGCTGTCATCCCCCTATTCCCAGCCGACTGCAATTGCAAAGAATAAAACCAAAACCATAGCCCCGATTAGCCAGCCGTTTGTCTTATCACGCTTTGCAATGATAGTTTCATCACCGATCATTTTCAGATCGTCTGACTTTGCTACAAGCACTGGTATGTAATCTGGATGCACTTTCAAATATTCCGCCGCCTGCTCAACTGTCATCGCTTCGTCCTTCGTGGATTTGACTGCCCGCTGCAGCTCGACTTGTAAAGGAATCATTCCGCTTCCCCCTCGCAAAAGCATTCGCTTTCTTCGTGTCCGCACTCTTCGCAAATTCTTTCAACTTGCCACCCCTCAAAATGATAGTGAGGCAATGAAAAGTATTCCTTATGGCAACTCGTGCATGTTACAATTCCGTCACTGTCTGAATCCCAATTAGAGTAGGAATCTTCTTCTGTGTAATCGCAGTACGGGCAAGTTTGTTTATCTGATAACTCATTCATTTCGTAGCACCCTCCAATTCATTTTGAGCAACTTGTATCGCGAAATTGAGATTGGTAATGATCTTTTCCAATGCCTGTTTGTATCGCTTCCTATCACCGCTTAGTTGCTGAATGTCCTTTTGAGCCTGCCGGAACTGATGAACCGTTACTTCCTGCTGGCGCTTGTTTTCCTCGATGATTTCCTGCTGCTTAACAGACAGTTCAGCTTGCTCAATAAGCCAAGCAATTTCCTTCTGAGGAATGTATGTCAATTTTTTTAGACGTTCAATTCTCTCTTTCATGCCCGTACCTCCCCCGCAGGGGAAAGCCCCTGCTATTTGATTTTGAAACCTATTTCGTGATCGACTCGAGCAAAGCTGCCCTTTGCCGTTTGAATGATTGTTTTGCCATGCTCCGGGGCTTCCAAGACATGTGCGGTGCCCTGGCTCCCGTCTAAAACGATGATCTGTATTTTGCCCGGCTCAATTGCCTGTTCGATTGTTGTATCTTTGCTTAAATTAATTTCTCTTGGGTTGTACATTCTTAGCGCCCCCTGTGCTATGATAGAAGTACCAGTTCATATCAAAGCTCCGGGGCATACGCTTCGGTGCTTTTTTTGTGTGTTTAATAGTGATCCGGTTTCCATCCAGCCATTGTGAATGATGGCGATGGTTTCAATTCCTCCCGGTAAACGATCGGATGCTTTTTCACGTATTCGGCCAGCTGTTTCGGCGTCATCTTCCATTCCTCAACCGGTCCTGGCTTGTAAGGATTGATGCTTTGCTGTTCCATGGTATCTACCTCCTGAATTGATTTTGGGTATCTCTGTGCCGCCGAGCTTCTTGCAATCAGAACCCATTCGGCTGGCGCATGCCTTAAACTGAGAGCAACGTGTCATACAGGCCATGAGCTTATCTTCTTCCTGCACCCACAACGGCCGATCGTCTGCGATTACCACGTTTAACAGTGGACTTTCCCGCCTTTCTTTTGAGTTTTTTCAGCTCGTCCAGCTCGATGAAGCCGAGTGACTTATCCAGAGCCAGCACCTTGAGTGGCGTATCGTAAAGCCGCTCATACAGCTTGCGTTTGATGGCAAATTCCTTTGTTTCAACGCCCTTGATGTCAATGATCTCGATGCTGTCGTCCAAGTTATGAACCTCAAAGTCTGCAATATATTCAATCTTCCGAAAAGTTTTGCCGTTCTTTTTGAATGCCTCTTGCAGCAGGAACCGTGGTTGCAGCTTAAAATCTTTTATCTGCTTGCTCACCTTGAGCCATTTCAGTTGCTCATAGTATTTGGCTTCGGCCCGGCTGTCGAACGTGATGCCGTCCACCTGTGTTTTTCTTGCGCCGTATTTATTTGCTGGCATGTGAAGCCTCCCGGATAGCCGCTGTAATCATTTGTTTTGTTTGGTGAATTAGCGCCTTCAATTCCTCAAAGGTGTTCGCATGCCCTGTTAAAATTTCCGTGTTAAGGATCCGGATGCAGGCTGCCTCTAAGTCTCTGAAATAACCAATAGGCTTATAATCAATCTGGCCTGTCGGGTTTCCCTCCTTGTCTTGCTTTTCGTATGAAACGCTTAGAATAACGTTCATTGGATCAGATGTAATTCTATATTTACCGATGTGCAAATTCATTATCCTTACCTCCCGTCATTTTCTTCCCATTGCTGAATCTGCTTTTCTTTTGCTGGCGCCGTTAGTATAATGGCCGGCAGCAGGATCACCGCTTTAAGCACTGCGCATCAGCTCCATTTGTCTGATCTTTTCCTCAAGCACCCTAATAGCTGGTGTGAGATCCTTGCCGCCCTTTTGTTCAGCAGGTCCGAACAAATACATTCCTTTGGATACTATAACGTTCGTTTTCTCGTTCAATCCCAATCACCCAATCTATGATTTAATTCCATCCTGTTGCCCTGAATGATCACCGTGTAATACTTGCACATCTGGTAAATCCGAGAGCCCAGCGCCTCGTCAACGTCCAGCAGATCGTCCGTTGTGAGCTCAGAAGAGATCAACAAAGGCTTATGATTCAAGTAGCGATAATTCACAACTGACTGGATCTGTTCGACTTGCCATTCGGTTGCCCTTGGCTTCCCATCAACTGGCTTGAATAAGTCATCAATGAACAGCACATCTGCTTTTCTCATGGCATTCAGCTTTGTTTCCAGCTGCTCAAAGTCATTTTTCAGATCACTCATGCCCTCAACGTAAGGAAAGTACAGGCAGTGAGTCGATTTCTTCTTAATGAGATTGTTCATGATGGCCGTTAACAGATGGGTTTTGCCGCTGCCCGGCTGTCCCAGCAGAGCAATGCTATTGGCACGCTCTCCCTTGATCTTTTCAAAGTCTTTGAAGTATTCGACCGCACATTCATAGGCATCTTTGATCATTTGGGGCTTACCGTTTAATTTGAAGTTGCCGAATAGCAGCTTTTCGAACTTTTCCGTAATGCCGCTGGCTGCCATGAGCTTCGCTATTTTCTTTTGTTTCACACACTCGCATTGTTTGGAATACGTCGTTTTCCATTCCCGAGCCTTATCCGGCGTGCAAACCTTTCCTGCAAGGTAATCATCTTCAAGAACCATTTCATCAAGTGATAGGCTGTCCAATGGCTTGTGTTCTTTTCTCAACCGCAGCTCAGTGTCTTTGTGGATACGGTAGATCACAACGCCGCGATCCTTGCACTCAGAGCATTCATATTCAACCTTTTCTTCTGATCCGGCCTGTTGCGTTTCCCAGGAACGCGATCTTGCTTGAAGACCCTTCATCATTGCTTGGAACGCTGTGTCTATGCTGACTGCTTTGTTTATAGCCATACTGTTGTTTCTCCTTTCTCTTTTGGCTGAATGGATTGGACAGGATCGCCTCAATGTAGTTCAAACCAACGTTACTGCCTTTATTTCTGAAAGCCTGTTTCATTGCCTCCATGACCTTCTCTTCGCCGTAATCTTCCACCATGTAGCCGATTCTTTGCGCCTCAATGGGACCGATTGAACGAGCGACCTTATTTTCAAATAGCTCAAAAGCATTTTTCATTTTGGGATCAACCTCCTGCGTTTCTTGTGGTGCCGGTTCAGGAACAGGCTTTTCCGACGGTTCCTGCTCCGTTACAGGCGTTTCAAATGAGATCAGCCTGTATTGCCCTGCCTTCCTCCCCTGCGGCTTATATTCAATTCTTTTAAGATCAATCAGCATTTTTCGGTGTTTGATCAACGTATTTTCGGAAATCTCAATCTTTGCTTGCAAAGTGGTATTTGAAGTGGTGAACCACTCCCGCCACCCTGCCTTGTTGTTGATGTGCAAAAGATGAAACCATAATGCTTGAGTTGTAGCAGACAACGGATTCGTTTCTAACCAATTCATGAAGCCGTTCATTTCTTTCAGGTAGTTCATGGCTCACCTACTTCCTTTCACACAGTGCTGTCATTCCGCTGATGCGGACTAAACGTAAGCCAGGTTCATTTGTTCTGAGATAGCCTTCAACATAAGCACGGAACAGCTGCGCGCGATTGGGTGCCCCTTCTGCCAGCCATTTATAACAGAAGGGGATACTAACCTTAATCAAATGGGAGGTCATCGTCGCTGATGTCTACAGGCTTACCGTCAAAAGGATCAGCATCCTGCGCACTTGGTTTTTCATTCGGCTGTTGGGGCTCACTCAAAAACTGATTGCCGCCTAAATCTAGAACATTATCGTCATATACGGACTGAGCTTCTGCTGTAATATCTTTTCTGACCGTCTCGTCTTGAGCTACTTGTCTTTGAATCTCAATACTGATCGGAAGATACTTCCACATTCTACGAATAACTGTTTTCTTCGCCATTTCTTCATAGTCTGTTTGCCATGGCCCGTTATCTTTTGATTTACTTCTCAAACGTACATTTTCAATATCTTGTTTGCTGAATACATCGAATTGATAACCACCGTCTTTAAAGTGAGCAACTGCATAAACATGAGTCATTTCGCCCCTGTGTCCCGTGCTCGGTTTATGAACCAACTTAGGATGCAGCCCCAGTTCGTAGTCAAATTCGTCTTTTTCATAAACTGCATGAGCATATATGCTTTCGATATGTCCCGAACGCCTGGCAAGATCAATCATTCCTTTATAGCCAATTATGAATTGAACCTCTTTTACCCATTGATCCGGCGCCCCATTTTGACCTTTGATCTTTTTGTTGAACGGTACAAAATAACAATGCCCAACCAATCCAGGTTCAAGTCCTAATTGAGCTGACTGCATGACTGCACCGAGCAATGAAGCTGGGGAACACTGCTGTAATCCCGGGTTGCTTCTAATAGTTGTTAAAGCAATTCTTGTGATCCGTTCAGGTGTGATATGTTCAGGTAAAGCCTTTTGAAGCTCCGGTTTCATATCATTGAGATAATCTGCTAACGTTTTAGGCTTATCCTCTTTTTGTACGCTATTCACTTTGTTTGCTAACTGATTACGAACGTCGTCGTTTTTAGCCATTGTCTTTTAACTCCTTCACGCTGAATCTTCTATGAGTCGATACTTTACTGAATTTTTCAAAGAGCTCAGGGTGTTCAGCAGCAAATGCTTTTGTATCAAAACGGTTTGTCGTAACGGTTTTCCAAGTAACAAGCGCTTTTTCAGCATTGCCTACCTCATACTCCCCGAGCATCCCTTTTAATTGGTTTTCAGCTTCTTTGAGCCTTTCTTTGGCTTCTTTCTCCTTAGCCTTAGCTGATTTGTATTGCTCAATGAGCTTATTTGCTGACAGAGGAAGCTCTGTTTCATCTTCGAGTCCTACAGGGTACATATGCGTTAAAAGCTCAGCAGAAGCCTCAGAACCATCAAACATAGGAGGGATCTCGTTCTCAATATGGTTTTTCCAAAAGTCCTGTTCAATTTGAATCAGGTATGCAATGAGCTCTTCGTCTCGTTCAACCTTTTTGTAAACGAACTTGTTGCCGCCAATCAGAACAGCGATCCACCAAGCGCTTAACCCGGTAACAGCCATATAATGCTGACATTGAACTAGATACGCGTCCGGTACCTCTTCGCCGTCCCATTCACCTTTCAGGTATTCTGATGCTGTTTTGCATTCCAGTCCTGCTCGTTCGCCGACTACTAATCTATCAACGTTCGCAAGCATAAACGGGTAATCAGGATGCTGTAAGATTGCTTTCCGCCGCCGCACCTTTTTACCAGTCCGCTTTGAAAATTCCCGGGCAACGGTTTCTTCGTGAATGTGCCCCCAATATGCCGCCTCACTGGTTATATGCTCTTGGGGTGCCTGTCCGAGCTTGTCCAGATAAACTGACATTGGCGTTTTCCACTTACTCAGCCCAGCAATTGCCGCAGCATCGGAACCCCCGATGCCAGCACGCCGAGCCTCAAGCCATTGATCCTCCGTCATGTTGTCTGTAGGCATGTAAACTTGTGCAAGCATCAGAGCAGTCCCACCTTTCTTTTGTACTCTTCCGCGCCAAGCCGCTGCCATTCCCGATAGTGATCCATTGAAGGGAAACTAAACTGCGCTTTACCGTTTTTGGCGAATACAATTGAACCGCCGACCTGTCTCAAACGTTGCTGATCCTCCGCACGTTCGCTGAATGCCACTTTTACTGCTTTAGCCATGTATAAAACCCCCATTGATTTTCTTGAGGCTATCTGGTAGAATATAGTTATATGAGTTTTCAGATAGCCTTTAATTAAGTCCACTTGCCAGAGTGGGCTTTTTTATTGCTCATTTTTAAATTCAAAACCAAGATGCTCCTTTAGGTACCGCTCAAGGTTTTCCCTCAAGATAACTTCACCCTCAGCGCTATCTATCACGTAATCATCGAAAGGTGTTACTTCATCCCCGAAAAAATCCTTTTGCGTTTCCGGCTCAGTCAGCCCGTCATGCCAGTTGTTCAGAATCATTGGGTTCTCGACTTCCATTTTCCTCAGCTCCTTCTTTTGCTTTAGCAAGTTCAGCAAGACTGTCGATTGCATTTTCTAAAGAGTAAAATTCCTTATGCAGAATTCTCACAGCTCCTTTGATATCTTCCTCTGAATATGCCGCCTTTTGGGCATGTCGCAAGAAGCTTGCCGCGAGCTCAAATTTTCTGAGATTCATCCCAAACACCTACTTATCACTGCCAAATTGATGCCCCGCTGTTGCATTTTCATAGCTGTTTCATACAACCGCCCTTTATTCGCCAGTCTGCTGATATCCTCTGTAAGAACTTTGATACTTCCGGCGAGACTGATTGCCTCTTCATAGTCACCATCACGCAGTGCCTCTGAAAGCATGATAGAAAGCTCTTCCGCTGATTCAATTTTTCTTTTTGCAGCATTTATATCTGACTTCAAAAATTGATTAGTTTTCATACCAAAACCGCCTTTCTTTCTTCTTGTTTTGCCATTGCAACCCGATCCATTAATGCTTTGCGCGTCCACCTATCGGCCAGCTCTTGCATGCTTAAACCGTGACTCCGCACTAATGAATAAATCAGCGTTTTATTTGCTGGAATCAGATCAAATATTTGTTTGATGTCCCCCATCGGTATATCATCTGACCTTCCAGGCCGATCATTTGCCAGCCAGCGCGCTAGATGCTTTGTAGCTTGCAATGCTTCTTCGAGCTGATGAATCATATTGATAACCGCACTACTTGCACTCTCATTTAACGCTGGATCAATAGGCGCCGCCGCTGTCGGATGAAGCTTAAACAAGAAATGCACTAGATCAATGTGTTCATAGGCTCCGCAAGCTTCAAACCACTTGATACACAGATCAGGCGTAAGAGGAAAAATACCGTTTTCCACATTGGAGACATACGATTGATCTCTATTCCCAATCACCTTGCCAATTTGATACTGCGACAATCCTGCCCTTTTGCGTTCTCGCCTGAGAATGCTTGGTAAATTGTCCATATTGTATGGATTGTTCGACATATGTTTGCCCCCTGATATATTTAGTTTTAACTGGTAAAATTTAAGTAATGAAGGAACTAGCTGGCTTGCTGTTTTTTCAGCTTATTGATGATGAAGGCTTGTCCCTTCGGAGTGATGCGCATTGTCAGCCAGGATTTCGGCGTCCCGTTTACTTGGCGCACCCCCTGTGCGATCTCAAAGAAACCTCGCTCGATGTATTCCTGGTATGGCTCATTCTTGTTGGCCATGATCATCTTCCATTCGCGCAGCTTCTGAAACAGTCGCTTTTCACCAATCATGATGCCGTTTTTCGAAGCAAGCTTTGCCAGTTCTCTCACAAGCAATGATTTTTCGGCCGCCATGCAACTCTGTGCAAAGTTGACCAATGGTTCCTGAATCTTCAATGCTTGTTCAAGTTGCTGCCGTTCTTCCTGCTCGCTGATCCATCGCTTTGCCCGGCTGACTGGATCTTCGATCATGTAGGACGGTTGAGTCATTTTTTGAAGCTCGGCTTCCATCCGGTTAAATTCAGCAATGTATTTTTCTTTGAACACTGCTGCTTTTGCACCCGTATAACCAAAAACCAAAAATGCGAGTCCATCACGTTTGATCAGATATTTTTTTAATGATCGTCCTGTTGGATCTTCATATTCACTCAACGAAAAATTTCGTTCAGTAAAATCTTTAGAGCAATTCAGTGTTTCAATGCTTTTTATTACATCAGCGTGACGTTTTCCGAATACCTCAGCCACTGTCAGGCTGTCTGTTACGGCTTGGTTGCCTTCAATAAAAACAATTTGATTCATGCTGTTACCTCCTTGCTTGTCCACCAAAAAAAGGTGAAGCAGATAATTAAGCGTGAAGCCTTAATTCTTTTTTAGAAGTGAAGTACGGCTCAAGAGCTTTACGGAAACACTCTTCTCTGTCCATCGTTCCGTAATATTCTTTGCCCATCTTGATGTTTGTTGTTTTTTTCTTAGTTTGTTTCGCCATGTGATCACCTCACGTCAGTGTATTCGTGTTGGACGGTTGGACTAACCAAGAAATTAAGCAGAATGTACTGCATTACGCTAACTACTCGAAACGCGTACCTGATCATCAAAAAAAAGAGTCCAGTTAAAATCAAGAACTTCTGCTATAGACTTAGCTGTTTGAACTCCCGCATTACGCTCGCCTTGTTCAATTGAAGCGTAAGTAGTTCGTGCGATCTTTGCTTTAGCAGCAACATCTTTTTGAGTTAATCCTTTGTTTAAACGATGACACTTTAACCATTCTCGCTGTTTTGATTTAGTGGCCATTCCTTTCACCTCCACTACTCATTTCGTGTCGTTGAATATAATATACTACGCATTTAGAGTATTGTAAACCCCTTCCCCTAAAAAAAATACTCTTTTCGAGTAATTTAATATACTACGCTTATTGTGTAGTTATAATGTTCTTAGTGCCACAAAATGTGAGAGGCGATAAAATATGAACTTTTCAACCAAAATAAAGAAATTAAGAGAAGAAAAGAAGATGAAGCAACAGGAAGTAGCAGATAAGTTAGGTATTGCTCGTACAACCTACGCTTCATATGAGCAAGGGAAAAGAGAGCCAGATCATGAGACTCTAATAAAAATTGCTGACTACTATAACGTCACTATTGATTTTCTTTTGAGAGGAGAAAGCCAGGAGACACAAGATGAAATCTTCAACGAACAAGCAAGAAAGATTCTTGAAGATCCTGATACTCTGGTAGCTGCTGCTGATGGAAAGATAACAGCTTCAATTTTGGAAGCAGCTCAAAGAATTATTGCTGAGCAATTAAAATCAGGTAGACAACCCGGAGATATAAAAAACGGGAACAAAAAATAA